ACGGCCACACTACCCGATGCGGTTGTATTGCCAAAAAGAGCATCCACACCAACACCCGTATTTTGCGAACCACTCGTGTTACAAATAAGTGAGCGATAGCCAAGACCCGTGTTGTTAGAATTGGTATTTTTTTGCAAAGCAACATAACCCAATGCCGTATTACCCGTTCCCTCAGAGTTTAAGTTCAACGAACAAGTACCAATTGCGGTGTTACCACCACCCGTGGTGATTGTACGACCCGCATTTGAACCAAAGAATGAGTTGTTAACGGCGGTTGTATTGGAATAACCCGCTTGATAACCTACGGCGGTGTTACAAGAGGCGGTTGTATTTGAAAATAATGATTGAGTGCCTATTGCTGTGATACCCGTACCACTCGTATTACTAAGCCCTGCATCAAAACCTACGCCCGTATTATTTGAATTTCTATTAGAAAATAAAGCGCCACCGCCAATAGCCGTGTTATAACTCCCCTCAATATTTTGTGCTAAAGAAAATATTCCATTTGAAGTATTATAACTACCCGTGGTATTATCCCGCATAGCACTATTTCCCGTTGCGGTATTATTTATACCCGTGGTATTAAAGCGCATAGTGAGTACTCCAAGGGCAAGGTTGTTCTCCCCCGTAGTATTCTCTCTCAAAGCACTTATACCGAGCGCAGAATTAAAACGACCCGTTGTATTTGAGTACATACTAAATCCACCAACCGCTACATTGTATGACGATGTTGTATTATTTACTAATACATTATCACCAATAGCAAGATTATAATTACCCGTTGTATTGCATTGTAAAGTGTTATTACCAAAAGCGGTTAATCCGCCACCCGTAGTATTTGCTTGTAACGCACCATCACCAAAAACTGTATTACTCGTCACTCCTCCATTGCCATAATTGGTAATAAAGCAAGTTGACATTTTCAATGGTGTGCTACTTCCAGCAGGATCTAGTACAGATTTTAATGTAGGAGATATAAGACCATCACCAGATAATTTTAATCCAGCACCACCAGCACATCCGGCATTAAGACATCCTATTAATTCATTCAAATGCCCAAATCTGGCAAATTCAAAATCTTGACTATTTCTGATAAACCTATCAGGTGATTTTGGTATAAATTTTTCTATAGACATAATAGTACGCTTCTATTATAATATACTAAATATATTTGTTATTATCAAACTAGTTCTTCCTCTGAAAAATTTAAAAAGTCCCGGTAAGTATCATATTTACGTTGTAGGTATACAGTAGAGTCTTTGTATAAGTAAGTAGCTATCTTTCTAGCATCTTTTCCATAATAAGATATCTGATATAAATTTTTACCATTAGATTTAGTAGGATACTTATCTTTTACACCTGCATACTTATTACAAAATATTGCAAATTCAAAAATTGTTTCTAGTGTACCACATAATGTTAAATGAGTAGTTGTACCTGCATAAGAGTGTATATATAGTCCACCATCACCATCTATACATCCACGCCAAAAATCACGGGAATCTTTTAATAATTCATGAGGTGCTATACTTGTACTTTTATTATGTGTAAAGCCTAGTTCTACAAGTCTGTCTCTAAGTGGTTTAGAGTTAACTCTTAATCTAGAACAATCCCCGTTACTTTTTTTAACATTCCGGTTACTATCTAAGAACTCTTTAAACTTATATAAGTGATCTATATCATTATTATGTAGTGTAAGATCTATAGATGCCTCTTTTTTTTGTTCTATATGCCCATCTGTAAATAACATACCTATCCAGTATAAAACTTCAGGGGTTAATTCATCAAAAGCATGATGATTAATTTCAGTGTTATTGTTAATATGCTGTTGTTGAGATTTATCTCGGTATTCTACACCAGCTTCTTTAAGTAATTCTCTAATTGTTTTCCGGGTAAGTTTAAGTGTAGTCTCTATATAAAGTTGAGACTTACCCTGGTTATATAATTCTATAACCTCTTGTAATTGTTTTTCTCTTGCTTTCTTTCTTTCTGCATCATAGTCTATACCGCAAGATAATAAGACTTTTTTAACAGTTGGTTGAGAGGAAGAAGTGAGCTTACATATTTCAGTAAGCATCACTCCCTCATCATACAACCTTTGGATTTCTTCTTTTTTAGTATTTATTGTCTTGTACATCAGTACAAATATACAACAATGTTATCAAAAATCCAAAAAAATACTTGCTCTAGAACGATCCCCCAGTGATAGGGTTACGCATAACAATTTTCAATACTTTGGTGGGATCCTTCACCCAGATCGCAGGCATTGTTTGGCTCATGTATACACGGTATCCATTGAACTGACCAGAGCTTTGGAAGCCTTGGCTACGTCCCATGTAATCCATAGTACCATTTTGGTAGAACCACTTCAATTGATTATCCCAAGATAATTTCAACATGTAGATGTTGTCATTAGTGTTATCTGTGATATCAAAGATAATGTAGTTGTAAGAACTCAATGGGAAACCATCAATCAAGGGGTTTTCAATATCGTTAGTGTGCAAGTTGTCAAATGCAGGGTTCAATACAAACTTAACGTTAGCCAAGAAAGGAATTACATAGCTGGTGTAAGCAAATCCAAAGTTCAAGTCCATTCCTTTACCAGTAATAGCTCCTACTTCAGATGCATTGATAACTAAACCAGATTGGATAGCCTCTTTCTTAATTGCTTCATTAACCAACTTCATACCACCCATACCAGTTTGAACAATCAACTGACGCTTAGGATCTGGACCTTGGAAATCAACCTTACCTAAGTAGAAGTTGTAGATTTCAGATTTGAACAAGTCTAAGTTAAAGCTAGATTTGTTGTATACACGCTTAAAGCTGTTATCCAACTGCTTCCAAAGACCCACTGATAAACGGATATCATCTGGACCATCTTGCTTAATCTTACCACCTTGTCCCCACATTAAGTAAGTCTCAATGTCATTAGCTACTTTAGTCAAGTGAGCTGCTTCCATTGTAGTCAAGAAAGTACGGGTCAAGTTACCATTGTCAAATGCACGCTTAACGGCATCTTTACCCATAGTAGCTACCATAGACTCCAAACTAGTGATTGAAGGATCCATAGTCTTGTCAAAGTTACGCCAGATTTCAGTTACTGGAATAGTACCATCTGCATTCAATCCACCTTTTAACATTAAGTCAGCACGTGTAGAAATTGAATAGTGTACGTGAGCTTCTGCACCACCTACGTAGTTGTAGAATTCACGGAAACCTGCACCATACTGTCCGATATCAGAGAAACGCTCACCGTATTCACCACGAGCAGAACCTTTACGGAACATTTTAGTACCAGATGCCAAGTATTGGTTGTTCAAAGAAACACCGTTGCTATTGTTTACCAATTGAACAGTGTAGATGAAACCATCACCAGTTGGAAGAATGTCATCAGCAGTGATGTACATTTCTAATCCATTGTACTTATCATAAGTAACGATGTCACCATGACCAAATACACGCTTGTTTAATTTGATTTGAAAGTTAGTACCATCAATACCTTTAGTAGAGTTAGCAGAATCAATATCAGTAACAATGTAAGGAAGATCTTGAGCAACAGGAACCTGCCACTTGTACTCTCCACGAGCGTTGTCTACATTGATAATGTTCTTACCACCAAAACTAGAGAATTGGTAAAGGGGCATTTCAACTTTTTGAGCCATAGCCCAAATGTCTACGGGACCTAAGTCCATAGGTTCACTGCTTTTCAGCATGTTTACGAGGTGGTATGAATCTACGTGAGAACTAGCTTGGTAGCTGGTATCACGTAGAAATATACCATTGTTTAAAACTGGAGTTGCCATAATTATTTATTTGTTTGTGTTGTTTGTGTTGTTAAAATCTTTTAAAAATATTTGTCTGTCTTGGAATCTTACGCTGTTTTGGTTCATCATCTTTATCATCAGGTACAGTACTAGAGATCTTCCGGTTCTGCTCTGTTTTAAGTTGCCTTACAGTGTTTTCAACCACTTTATTTTTGCCTTGGTCCATGATCTTTGACTTATATCCTTCCGGATCAGCCAGTAACCACAATGCCTCAGCTACTAATGGGTAGTTAGGTTCTACAAATTGATGCTTCTCTAACAGGTGTCCCAATAAGTTTGTATTTCTTCCTGAGATAGATGGATAGTTAGGTTGTACAAGACCGGCATATAACATTGCTTGGGTCTTCTTATCTAACTTAATGCCAGCTAACTCTGAAGGTTTGAGGGCTTCATATACATTATCCATGTATGCAGAAGCTGCTTGCTCTTGTTGTGCTTTCATTTGCTCTTGTTCAGCAATCTTCTGTGCAACAATAGACTCTTGCATCCTATCCAACTTTGGTTTAAATTTATTAGCTTGTTGCTCTAATTTACCTAAGTCTTTCCAGGTTACAATTTCCTCATCAATATCCTCATCATTGCCAAATCCAGTAGCACGCAAGTATGAACGTACAATTTGTTCTTGATCCATCTCATCTGTTGGATCTAAACCACGTACCTCTTCTACTTGAGCCAATGCACTGAATAGACCTTTAAGGTCATTACCCCCGTTTGCTACGTACTGTGCAGCATACTGGAGTTCTTCAGGAAGTGATTCAAAGAACTCTTTTGGAGTTTGCTCTTTAATTGCCCGCTCTTTTTCTTCAAAATTTGCTTGCAAGAGTTCCTTCCAATCTTTAATAGAGTATTCATCCATTGGCTTATCATCTTCAAAGCCAATTAATAAACCCTCTTCAATTAATTTAGAGAATGTTTCTACCATCCCACTCTTATCTACTTTGGGTCTGCCACCTTTAGGGGCCTCATCATCCTGATCTTGTAAATCGTTAACATCATTAGTTAACTCATTAAGAAGATCATTAGCAGATTGAATAGCAGGTTTAGGATTTCCATCCTCATCCTCTTCATCTTCTTTGTCTAAGAACGTTAAATCTGTTTTGGGGGTAGAAAAGAAACTAGGTTTCTTATCTTCTGCTGCAGGTAGTACAATACTATCTGCCCCAGGAGCTCCACCGAAGATATCATCTATGTTGATATCAACTTGTTGTACGGTGGTTTGCTCTGTTGGTTTGGTTTCACTCATATGGTTGGTTTGTTTTAGTTTGTACTGTACATTAAGAATATAATATATTACTTTTTATAAACTTTAAAAATTTGTTATTAAAGCTCTATTTGTTGTAATATAAGGCTATTACTTCTTACCTTTTTCTGGCTTATCGTATTTGTTTTTGTTAACTCTGGCTATCTCTAATTGCTTATTAGCTATCTCTCTTTGTGAGGCTAGCTTTTCACGTTCAATTGCCATCTTATCCATATTAACAGCTTTCTGAGTAGCAGCAGATTCTTTCTTTAAATCCATTTGTTGCTGAAACTCTTCACTCTTACGGATATCTTTCATAGCATCTTGATAATCAGATTGTAAATTCTGGTTAATATCTACAGTAGATCCATAACCGGCAGCCCTGATTTCAGCAATAACAACATCATTTTGTCTATCTTTTGCATTCTCATCAGCTTCAAACTGCATCTTCATCATAGCTTCTTGAGACTTAGCTTGTAATGCTTGTTCTTGCATTGCTTGCTGTTGTTGCATTTCTTGTTGACGTTGTTGTTGTTGTTTTTCTTCAGCTGATTTAAGGATGTGTGTAACTTCAGAGATAGACTCAGCTTTCATGATATTACCTAAATCATAGATAGAAGCACCGGCAGTATTGTTTGTAAGTGCTAATTGCTTCAACTGTTCTAATGTAGCTCTATGGTTAGTCTTAGTAGTACAGAAGATATTAAAATCTCTAAGTAATAAGTCAGTACCATTCATCTCAAAATTAACCTTCTCATCAGTTGAAGTAATGTACTGCAACCTGATAGATGGTTTAGTTGATTGATAGTATTGAGCTAAATCTGTACGCATCTGATGCACACGAGGCATTAAGTAATCACAATGATTAATAAAATACGTCTCTGTTTGTGCATAGGAGTTTGATACAGCGATTCTAACACCTGTAGCGGTAGCTTGTTCTACTTGCTCTCCCAAACGCTGTGGTGTGATCCCTATGACCTCATATGCCTGCTGCTTAAAGTAGTTAGCTAATTGAGTCCTAGACATCAAACGTTGTGTCTGTTCTAAGTTTAATACTTGGTAGTGTTGGAAGTTAAGAGCATTCTCAGTGTTAGTAATAGATGTATCCAATGGTAACATCTGGAAGTTCTTCATTGCAACATAGGCTTTTGCCAAGTTGTTCTTTCCCCAATCTTCCCCCAATGAATGTCTAGGTAAAGCATTCTGATCTAACATAATCACTGTACCTAATTCATCTACAAGGATATCAGCAATCTGGTTATTAACAATGTTATAACCAATCTGATAGGGCTTCATTAAATCTACTAAAGATGTAGACTTAGTGTTTCTATCTGAGAATACAGATCCTTCTACTGGTAACTTACAACCGTACAGTGTGGCATCTCCTTTAAATTGGAAAGGTACACGTCCGGATTTTGATTGATTAATTCCTAAATAGATAGGGTTAATACCACCGGCATTATTATTCATACCAAAGTATGCAGGATAATTAGGACCAATCTTTACACCACCCCATACTTCATTAATCCAAATCCAATCAATATGCTCACCGGCAATTAGGTTTTCTTTATTCTTATTTTTAAATAGTGTAGTATCATAGATAGGTTTCTGAGTAATCTTATATGACTCATCTACAACATCTTGAATAACTTGACCAGTCTCATCAATCTTAGTTAAGTGTCCTACCTTACGTTGTGACTTCCAATAAATGTTAGACACACGTAACATATCTGTATTTTTATAATCTACATAGTCTTCAGACTCAGACATAATGTGGGTAACAATATCATTACCAGCAGTACTATTCTGTTCCCAGGTAGACATAAACTGTCTATACTGTAATGAAGGCATATTAGTATTCCATTCATGAGATTTAGTAGAATCATAATATGATCCATCATTCTGATAACCTTGTAATGGATAACCGGCAGCTCTTGTAGGATAAATAGCTTCCATAGACCGTAGTTGTTCTTCAGTCATTAGGTAACCATACTTATCAATAATATCTGCCACTGTAAGCATTTCAATCTTACCTACCCAGTTACCTTGAGAGATGTATCTTACATCTGGAGATTTATGATAAAAAGTAATTAATGGATTCCACAACTCTACTTCATAATCATCCTCGTTCATCTTAAAGTGCCAGAACTCTCTATCTGTGATTAACATATCACGGAAAGCTCTCTCCTCTAATTCATCCATCTTAAACCTCTCCTCATCTACACGCATCTGATGTTCTGCCCATTCTTCTAGCATAGACCTATAGTCTTTCTTAAAGAACTGCTCAATCTCTGGTAATGACTTAAGGTTTTCTGGAGATAAAGCTTTCTGAATCTCAGGGTCTTCCATATCAGCACCCTGATCAATCATACTCATGACCATCTTACGTTCAGCATCAGCTAATAAGCGCTGCTCAAGCATGGCCCTTTTTTGATCTAATAACTCATTGTATGAAATCTCATCTACTGTCCGGAAACTAACTCTTGTGTTTCTTTTAGCAAATTCTGATACTAATACATTAATTACATTAGGGATGATAGGGTAGAACTTTAACTCTAATGCTGACTGATCTTCTTTTGTAAGTACATCAATTAACTCAGCATACTCTACATCCTCCTCTACTATATAATCTGTGCGATCAATAATACCTTTGGCAAGCTTATAATTTTTAGAGAGTCTTCTAGCATTTCTGCGTAGTTGCTTCATGCCCTGCCATTCTAACCAATCTAAATTCCAAGCTGCCCAGTCATCATCCTTCTCCTTTCTAGGGATAAATTGAATGGGCTGAGTAAGAGTAGACATTCTATTGTACTCTGTTTTAGCTCCATTCTTGAGCTGCATTGCGTTTAGTAATTGCATAATAATTTAAAGTTTTTTTTAGAATTTTTTGTCCATCTAGACATAGTTGTTTCACAAATATTAAATGCTTTTGCAGCATCTTTTATAGAATCATAAATTTTATTAGATGTCATATCTAATACTTTTTTTCTAGTTTTAGAATATATAGCTTCTTTTTCTAAATCAGATTTTACTCTTCCTTTTTGTGCAGAAGCAATTATTTCTTTTTGATAATCAGGTATTGGTTTTCCATAATTTGGATTATTAATACCTTTAAGTTTTTCAGATCTTTTATTAATTGCTTCTTCTGATTGCTTTCTTCCCTTTCTCTGTATACTCATTAACTCTTTAGCTTCTTCAGAATGTTTTAAACCATAAACACCTTCACCTCCAAGAGTTAAATTACAAAGAATTCCATCATCAGATTTTCTTTTATAAATAGCAATGAATTCTTTTTCTTTTTCACACGCTTCTTCCCAACTTAAATCATCCATAATTATATCTACTCTATATTCTGTTTTAGAAATAATATTTTTCCAATATTTAGTTCTATTATTATTAGAGTTAGCTCTTTTATATTTAGCGTCACTACCAATTCCAATATAAAATGGTTCATTCTTATCTAATCTAATATGTCTATAAAGATAAGCCATAGTCTGTAATTGTTGTGTTAGGTTGTTCTAATAATTCATCTAAATTTATCTCCATTGTAATATCATCATCGTCACTATAATAAGAGATATATGTTACATTCACTGTAACACTTTCCATTGCTGTTGTACTCATGTACCAGTTCATTATCTTAAATTTCTAAATGCCCGTTTTGGCCTTTGCATGCCACCTGAAGAAGCACTTTTCCCAATATGTCTAAACGCTCCTACTTTTAATTTATACAAATCTTTTGACTTATCCAAACTTTCAGGAGTTACTTCTCTACGTTTTAAATATCCACGGTTTGATTGTTGGATTTTTGCAAAGGCAACTAGGGCTGTAAATGCTACAAGTCTATCCACGTTTAATCCCTCTCTATAAGCTAACATCTCCTTGATTAACATGGGGTCTGGTATTCTAGATACACCATAAGTTGTCTTTACTACTGTGCCATCAGTCTTATAATCATGGTCAGTTTCCTCTCTAAGAAATTCAATAGCATAGGATAATAAATGTGCTTTAAATAATGTCCCGGTATTTCTCCAACCATACTGCTGATATACACTAGCATTACTACCAATATCTTTTAAAAATAAAATCTGATCTTTAGTAACTAAGTATCTCTGCTTTCTTTGAGAGATCATATACTGGATAAACAAAGACACGTTATTCTCCACTAATGTCCAAGCATTATACCACTCAATAATTAACTCTAGTCTTTCATGTGTTTTCTTGATATCATCAAAACGTCCACACCATGCAGCTACAATCTTATCTTGTTCTATATGAGTTTTCTGCTCTCCACCCTCTTCTCTAGATACTTCAATAGGGGCCTTATAAACAAAAATAGAACAAAGAGAGTCAGAGGTAGTAGTCTTTCCTTCAGAAACCGGGTCAATACTTGCATAATACATACCAAAGGTAGGATCTTTTTTAGGTCTTTCCCAAACTACTAAACAACCACTTTTATCCTCCGTCTTTTTAGAGATAGGGAACTCATTGATAGGTAACTTGTTAGAGTCCTTAACAGTTAAGTTACTATGCTCATCTCTATACAACTCTAATAATTCATAAGGATATTCTTTATCCTCAATCCTTCTTAATTGTGCAGCTAATAAATGTACAGAAAATATAGACTCTCTTCTAAAAGCAAATGCCTCTTCAATGTTTGTAGGTTTCTGAGATATACGTAACTGGTATTTATCTGGCTCAATCTCTTTCTTCCATTTAATACGTTCTTCCCTAATAGCCTCTAATGCTTCCTCTACTTGTGAGTTACCATACTCATCTACAAATGGCATCATTGACCATTGTTCCGGAATAAATAATCCTGCCGTACCTATAGTTCCTTTACCATCTAGTAAATTAGTTTCCACTGCAAAAATATCATTAGCCTCCGGGTTCATGATTAAATTCTTTAGTGGTTCACATTGATCCAAGTCCCCCACTGATCCTGCTGCAATAAATACCCCGGTGGTTATCATACCAGATTGTAATGCAGGACGTAAGTATTCATAAGTCTCCCCCATCTTAGGAGCAATACCTGCTTCCTCATGGAAAAAATATTGACAAGGACCACCCACACCAGCTGTTGCAGATTTCTCAAAAGACATACCTTGTATAGTACCTTTTAATCCTACCTCAGTTTTCTTATTCCCTTTTCTTACCTCAATCTTCTGCTGCCATAACATAACCTTATCAGGATTCATAGGTCTGTACCATGCAGTATGCTCATTTAGGAAAGATGCATATTCATCTAAGAACTTCCATGTACCTTTATCATTTATATAATCTTTAAGGGAAGCGCCTATCTTAAGAGTGACACCCTCTTCAAACCATAATGAATTAATTAACTTACCGGCATGAAAGTATGATGATGCAATCTGACGTTTCTTTAAGATAGCAACATGTTTATAATATAGTTCAGCCAATATCTCGTACAGAGCCATGTGGTACTGAGCATCCCGGACTTTAGCAAATCCAAACTTCTTCTCTTCCTTATCATAGATAGGGAGAAAGTTAAGCCACATATAATAATCTCTAGTTAGATACCATACATGTTTACTATCCTTATATAATACCCCGTTCCTACATTTGTTCTTCTGGTCATTCCAGTAATAGATATAGTCTTTTGATTTAAATGGGGCTACTGTATAAAATCCTAGTTTATTAAAAGTTCTAGCTTCTTTATTAAAGAGTAAAGCTACTTCATTAAAATCATATTGACCCGGCTCTTTAAATAATGTAAGTAGATACTCCCTCCATTCCTCATTAGAGGAGAAGGTACTAGTTGTCCACTCACCATTATCCCAAGTTGGGATTTCAATAATTTCACTCATTCACTAGACTATCAAAATTTTCTGGTTTACCGTCAGTTGTAATAATCATATAAAGTAATGTATCTATTGTCTTAGATGTGATAACAGATTTACATTCTAAAGGATTATTAAAATATGCTTCTTTATCTTCTGACTTAAAAGCATTCCAGTTTTTTGTGTAGGTGTTGTATGTAAACAACCATCCATATAAGCTATGTTCCATAATTATTGATCGTATGCTAATCCTATATTTCCTCTTACTTGACTTTGCTGTTCTTCAGCTAAATCTTTATATGCCCCTTTAAATGATTGTCTTATCTGCTCAAACTTTGCAGCGGCATTCACTAAAGCTGTGATGTTACCATCTCTACCATGATGAATCTCTGTTGTCTCCATATAATGTGCCAATCTATCTAGCATAGATTTAATACCCACATATGTTCTATACGTAGGAGTCTCATATAACTTCTTACAAGTATTCATACCCCGGATAATTAACTCATCCTCAGTAGAAATATCCATATCAATCTCAGACATAATAATATCTTCCTTCTCATGTTCAGGAACATTAAAGAAAGGGTTGAGGTCAGGATTAGGGCAAGTCATATAAAACAGGTAGGTATATACTTTAAGATAATCTTCCGGATATTCCGTCATGATATCATTAAGAGAGGAGATTGTATAACAGTGCTCAGTTGGCACCACCTTATTATTCACTATATCAAATAGTTTAATTAGCATCTTGTTTGTGTTTGATTAGATTTATAACCTCAGATTTAAGGTAGGGTAGATCATAAGGTACAATCTTTTTAACTAATGGTTCCCCTTGATCATCTAATGTAGTGATAGGGTTTCCAAATTTATCTGCACCATCTGTATAGAACAATACATGGTGGATTGTTATTTTACCGGCTTTAAGTTTAGGGTTATGCTTTAGTATAATATACATATATGTAGATAATTGTAAAGCATAATGCCAGAAATTACAATCATCCAAGTGACTAACGGGCGTTAGCATCTTTTGACTTACACCTTCCCAGTTAACATATGATTCTTTCTTAATCTCTTTGTTAGTCTTATAGTCTGTGATGTTTACCTCACCTTTTGCTACCTCCACTAAATCTGATTGACCACATATACCGGCAGACTTCAAGTATACAAAATGCTCCGGGTACATACCCTCTACTAACTTCTGTGGGGGAGCATACTTTACATCATCTGTGATAAGGGGTCTAATAATAGGGAGAATACAACCATGTCTCTCTATAGTATTCAATTCAAGTAGGTCAGCCTCACGTTGGTTGTGATACCAGTTACCCTGATCAATAGCCCTAGTAGATTCATTCTCCCAAGCTTGTAAGATATCTGTTACAGACATACCATACCACTTAGACTTCTTAGACTTAGCAGACTTCTCCGCTACAGATTGTGCATCAAATGGTTTCTTGTACTTAGATATAAACGAAGTCACTGAAGTCCAGTCAATACCATCACTGTCTATAGACTCATACTTATGATTCTGGGATTTAAATATTACACTCATAACCTGGCTAATAAATTATCCTCTTCTTCAGGAGACATGAATGAATCCCATTTACCTAAAGGACATGAGGAAGATAAACTCCTAGTCTTAAATTTCAAAGAGCACCCACACTCAGCACAACATGGTTGTGATCCGGGTACTAAACATTCAGTGCCCACTAAATCTAATTTAGGGCAAGCTTGACAAATAGTGTAGCGCTCTAAAGCAATCTGCTCTATAGTATCTGTAGTAAACAAATAATTAGTGATACCCTCAAGTATCTTTTCTTTGTTATTCCAGAGTGTCCCCACTTTGCTGCTTTTTATTCTTTCTATGATCTTTCTTTTTTTCATACTCTTCTTTCATTTTAATCTCTAAATTTTGCATCTTCTCTAACTTATCAACTGTACTCTTGTACACATGATACCTAGAAAAAACCAAGTTCTCCCTATTCTCTAAATACTCAGAATACCTCCGGATATTAGTCTGAAGAATATCCCACTTAATATTAAAAGTACCAAGACCATCTATAAGTACATGGGGATCCTCTAAAGAAGAGAGAGACTTCCTGGCCTTATCCCAGTAAAAGTCTGTCACTGCTTTAATAACCTTCTGTTCCATCTCTAACTCTATAGATGTTTCCTTTAAGATATCTTTATACTTCTTGGGGTTCAATACTTACAAATTTATAATCCAGAAAAACATTACCCTTAGCCTGTACATTAAGTGCCGGGGCTAATTTAATCATCTTCCTACCCTTACCATTCTTTTCAATCATACCCTTCCTCTCAAACTTAATAACAGCGTTACGCACAGACTGAGGGGTTTTGAATATCCCCTCATCTGAAGCATTGTTACAAAATTCTGTGAGTTCAACCTCTTCATTAAAAGCAAGCATAGTAAGACAATCAAGATCAGCGTTACTAACATTGATCTTCTCTAGGTAACAGTGAGTAAGCAATTGATACTTTACAATCTCTTGCTTTCCCAACTTAACCTTCTTACTAACTTGATTTACAATCATGATCTCTTAAGGCCTCTTGGTTTTTCCTCTACCTCGTCCTCCTCTGGTTCTTCAGCTAGCATGTTAGCCACCATGACTTGGTACTGCAAGCGCTTGGCTCTCTGTTCCTCAATCTGGGTAACTAATGTTTCATACTCTAACTGTACGGTTAGGAACTGTACTTGCTCAGTGTAATACTGAGTTAACTTTTCTTTGCGCTCTTTTACCTCTTCTGGTGTGAGCAATTCTTTATTATCTTCCATTGGTTTTTGTTTTACATTTCCCAGTACACATATACCAGCTCATTACAATCACAGGGATCTTCAGGGGACATTGGTTTACCACACCTAATACAAGTAAGTGGCTTCTTAACTTCCTCATTCTCTGGCATAATGTACAAGTTTACACATTATATATTTATCTAGACTAACAAGTTACTAACACTTAATCCCAGTGCTTATTATACCTCTCCCAATAAAACTCAGGAATAGTATCAGTGTAAGCCTGTACATAATCACATTTAAATTTACTACTATTCATCTCAATAAGTGCCACGGTAATAATATCATCATTCTCATACCCCCTATCTAATAACCTCTCCTTTATCCAAGTATAGTTATTCCCGGAAAGCACTGCAGCTTCAACTAAGATAACCTTATCATATAGCACAGGTAAGATCATACTCTCCTTCTTAAACTTTAATTCATAGTAATCTCTCTCCTCACCAGGATAAGGAACATCTACTCCAACCATATCTAGCATAGTACCTCTTTCAGAAAGATGGTGTGCAATTTCCATTGCTACTTTAGAAGAATAATCTGGGGACACATTAAGTACAACAGTGTCATGGGGATCTACCCTAGGTAACCTCTTGAGTAAAGCTTGTATAAGCTCATACTCCTTTAAAAAATCTATATACATAATACAAATATACAATAATACTCCCCCCGTACATGGGATTCACTCAAATACCCCCCACGTATATTGGGATTGTTTTATGGGTGGCGGGGTGGGGGTGTATAAGCTATCAACTCCCCTCCTTACTTTTAGCCGGGTCTAACCCCCTGCAAAACTACTATGTTGTACTTTTACAAAAAAACAGAACGTGCAATTATTTGCACCACGGAACTAATGGCTAAAAAGACCATTAAAATTAACGGTAAAACTTTTGAGGCACCAATTCAAATGAGTGGCTTAAAGTTTGCAATCCTGGCAACCGGAGACTTTGACTTTGGTGACATTCCTGCGGGTGCTAAATTACCCTTGAAACTTACTGATCAACCAGTACTGGATCAAGAAGGTAATCAACTCACCAACCTGTATTGGGCAACACCTGAATAAGGTGTGCCCTTACGGGTTACAGGCATAAGCACTTTCTATACAAGTTCCTAATTGTCCAGGGATTAAATCATGGTGGCTCCATGAGCTTGTTACATAATGATGAATTACTTTAGTACTTTTGGTCTTAACACGGGAAATCGTGAGACTTTACTAAAAAAATTCATAGTTATAAGAGGGTGTGAGTGTATGTTACAAACAAACTTCTCACCAAAACTATGGGTGGTAAGAAGTGGTAAGAAGTGGTTCTAGATGGGGACAAGTGGGTCATTATATGGCTAAAGCATTGATAAACAATAGAAACAGAGATGAAAACAATAACAGAACAACACCAATTGATTGAAGATATAAAAACCTTTATGAAAGATAAAGTTAACTCTTATAACAGAAGTGATGAAGAGAAAGCTTATTGGTCATGTAGAGATGCTTTAGAGTTAGCTCTACACACAGATGAACCGAAAACTTTAAGCATAGCTAAGTCTTTATTTGAAAGATATAAGTGGTATTTATAATAGGGGGCTTATGCTCCCTTCTGTCGTAGGACTTTTGTTCTACCTGATGATGGGGTAATTGAGCCCCGAAACAGTAAAAAGCACTACTATGGAAGGCATTCCTTGTAGTAAAGAGAGAGATTGGTATATTACTACATACCAAAACTCTTTTGCTTTATACAGCGCTTATGAGTTAACCAAATACAAAAGCGTTATTATGAAACTATGTAACTTAAAAAACACCTGAAAGTATTCCCGAATGTAGTAAATAGGGGAAAGGATAGGGCTTGTGTATAAAACTGTAAAGCACAAGAAGAAACAGTGGTATTGGTATATTCCTTATATATACTATTAAAACAAGTAGTAGAGAAGTATGAACACATTCTCAAATGTGTTAAAGAAAAAGCAGACCTGAGAAATCTGTAACTATCTTTGTATCATTTATAGCGGCCGCTATATTTTGAGATTTTATCTACTGCTTGTTTTAATTTCTGTCCAGAGAGTTAATCTTTCTGCTGATGATGACCTAATTGAGGGTCGAAACAGAGAATCACCCTTTACTTTAATGCATCATAACCGGTTTCACAAGGACCGGCAATTGTAATACTTGTGGAAGCGTTATAAAATCTTTTGGATATGCTAGCTGAAAGGTCAAAAGATAAGTGGAGAGTATTACAATTGAATGCAGAGTGGAGTAATCTATTCTAAAAGATTCTAGTTATCTAACTTAGGTAAAACTGACACTGACTTGTTGGTAATCCTTACTAGAAGGTTCTTGATTCCACGCTAGTGACTTGCGTGTAATAAATTAAGACTGTCTTATGAAACCCAACTCTTTAATTCCTGGAAAGGTTGTACCGCTTGTGAGCCATGGTATGTAAAAGAAAAACAACTCTCTGATGGTACTAAGACGTACTATACCTAAGCATGTATTTAAAAGGCTTACTTTAATGCATCATAACCTACTTCACAAGGGTAGGTAATTGTAATATGTAATGGGGTGGAGAGGCTTGAGATAATATCAAGATAGTAAACCAGATAAGTATTACAATTGAATGCAGAGTGGAGTAGCCAGAGCGTAAGCAGGCAGTTTTTAACTTACCTTAAGCAAGTAAGCCATTTTACATAAAATACCAGCTTAAGTTTATCAGTATAACTTGTATTACAGTACAGAATAACTGTTGAGTGCTTGCCTCTTGTAAGCAATTTCCTGAACTTCCTGGTTCATAGGGATTATAATTTAAGAACCAGGTTTCTGTTGAGCTACAGATACAGCTCTACAAAGTGCACTTACTGTGTTACTGTAATGGCAGACAAATGTTACTTTGTAACGGCCTATTAGTGGAGAGATTACTGGACGTAAGTCAAATCGGTTATCTTATTGAATCTAGTGGGTAATGTTAATAATTTTTATATTATTAATATTAGTGCTATTGTATCTACACCTAAGCATGTGTTTAAACTGCTTACTTTAATGCACCACAACTCACTTCCAAAGGGTGAGCAGTTGTAATAAACTCATGCCTATTTATAGGTGATGGTTGTAGTTAGAACACAAAATTCTATCTATTACAACTGAGTGCAGATGGAAGTAAATTGTACTGTTTGGTATTATACCAAATGGTACAAAAGCATAGCATAAGTGCTGATGAAACAATGCAGTATAGTCAGCTATTGGCTACTAATAGGTGAAAGGCCTTTTTAAACTACAAGGTATGGTATATCCTACTAACACGTCTAGAGGACCTTGTAGTTTTTTTAAATTGATACAGATATAGAAATGGAAAATACATTTGAACCCACTGTTAGACATAATACCTTGTTAAGGTTAATGGATGACCAAACTAAGTCTTCT